GCAGCATGGTTGCATTCGGTGACGGCTTCGTCTTCATGGAAGAGAGGTTCGGTGACCACCGATCACCATGGCGCTATGAGTTCGTGCCGCTCGGTGAATGCTATCACGGCGTTGATGCGCAGGGTGAGAGCAACACCATGTACCGCGTTCGGGATATGGAAGCGCAGCAGATCGTATCCAAGTGGGGCGAGGACGCCGCATCCGCAGATACAGTCGCCAAAGCCAAAGATCCGAAGCGACGGGCCGATATGGTCACCGTCGTTCACGCTGTCGTGCCGCGACCTGACACAGAACGCAATCGCGTCGGTGTGATGGGCGCACCATTCGTCGGCGTGTACTTTGAGTACGAGGCCAAGAAGGTTATCAAGGAAAGCGGGTTCTTCGAGTTCCCCTACATCCGGCACGCATGGTCTCGTATCGGTGCGAAACCATACAGTGAAGGTCCGATGGCTCTTGCACTGGCCGAGATCAAATCTCTGAACGAGCTTGCCAAGAACGAACTGGTCTCAGCGCAGCAGGCCGTGCGTCCGCCGCTGGCCACTGTGTCCGAGAACCTGACCCGTGTGAACCTGAACGCTGGCGCTGTGAATGCAGGGCTGATGAACGGCGACGGTCGCATGCTGGTCGCCCCGATCATGACACACAACCGCCCAGACTTCGCGCAGGCGGTGTTGGAGAGCAGACGATCATCCGTCCGTGAAATGCTTTACCTGAACCTGTGGCAGATCCTCGTTGAGAACCCACAGATGACGGCAACCGAGGCGCTCCTGCGCGCACAAGAGAAGGGCGAGCTTCTCGGCCCCGTCGGCATCTCGCTCAACACTGGTATCTCCTATCAGGTTGAGCGCGAGATCGGCATCTTGGCGCGCAAGGGCGCATTCGAGGCAGGATCACCGCTTGAGATGCCGGAGAGCATGCACGACGCCGAGATCACACCCGTGTTCACGGCACCCCTTGATCGTATGCGTCAACTCGACGACGTCGTCGGCGCGCAGCGTCTGATGTCTGGCATCCTCGAACTGGCGGGCATCGACCCGACGGCGATGGAGCGGGTCAACACAGACGAATACCTGAACATCATGCAGCGTGGCTTCGGCGCGCCAGTCAAGATGCTCAAGTCACGCGAAGAGATCGACGCAGGCAAAGCGCAAGCGGCTGAGAACGCAGCACCAGAACAGCAGATGCAGGGCGCAGCCCAGATGCTGGAGATGGCCAAGCTCGGCGGTGAGGCAGCACAGGCTGTCGGCGGCGGCGGCGCTGCGATCCAGCAGATGCTACAGGGCGGGCAAGGCCCAGCACCTAACGTGGCACAGGCGGTGGCAGCATGACAGTAACCATCGCCGACCTCGTATCGACAGCACCACGATCCGCCGCAGCGCAGCGAAGACTGCTTGAGGCCTACCGCGCGCTGTTCGAGGGCACGGGTGGCAAGGAGGACGCAGAGGTCGTCATGGTCGATCTCGCCCAGTTCTCAGGATATTTCCAGTTTGCAGGTCCGTCCGCCACACATGGCGAGCGGGCCTACAATGATGGCGCACGTTCGGTATTTGGTCACATCATGACCAAGCTGACGGTGCCGCAATCGACGCTCAATGCTATCGCAGACGCGGTTGTGCGTGAGCGAACCGCATCGCGAGATGCAGAAGGACAAGAACTATGAATGTAGCTGTTGACGGAGCCGAACCTACCCCCGCTGATGCGGTGGTTGGTGCGGTAGACCCAAACACAAACGAAGGTGCTGCGGTCGAAGGGTCGCCCGTGGCACCTGTTAATCCTTTCGCGGAACTGGCAGAGCCAGCAGACCGTGAGTGGGTCGAAAAATGGCATAAGAACGACCCAGCATCCTTGGTCAAGGCGGCGCGCGAGAGCGACCGTATTGCCAGCGGATCGCTGCAAGTTCCGAAAGCCGACGCAGACCAAGAGACGTGGGACAAGTTCTACACGAAACTGGGTCGTCCAGAGACTGCGGAGGGGTACACGTTCAACGCCCCGAAGGAGATGCCTGAGAACATGCCATATGACGGCGATGCCGCCACATGGCTCAAGGGTGTAGCTCACAAGCTAGGCCTGTCGGCGTCGCAAGCAGCGGGCCTCCACGATGATTATGTGGAGTTCCAATCTGGACGTGCTGGCGATCTCGCTGGTGCTAGCCAACAGGCGCTCGGTGAGCGCGTCGCGGAGAGCATCAGCACAATGACGGAGAAGTGGGGGCCGATGGATGGCGGGACGTTCAAGATGAACGTCGAGCTAGCCGATCGGTTCTTCAAGGCCGTTGACGTATCCGGCGATCTGAAAGGCGAGCTCAATTCTGCTGGCCTGATCGGAGAGAACGGTGAGATCCTATCAGCCTCCCTAGCATTCGCGTTCGCAAATGCGGGCGCGGCCATCTACGCTGAAGGCGACGCCTTCAACTTCAACGATGGACAGACGCTAGAAGGCAACCCTTTTGAGAAGGACAACCTCACGGCTATCATGGCTCTGGTCAAAGCAGACCCCGATAAGGCCCGTGATCTGGCAAGGGCGGCAGGAAAGCCGCTCGCCCAGTACGGGCTCTGATAAAGGAGCAGTCTAATGGCTGTAACACGACTATCCGACGCCATCGTACCGGAAGTATTCTTCCCGTATATGCAGGTTGAAACCCAGCAGAAGATGGCATTCTATGACGCAGGCGTTCTGTCGTCCGACGCGGCTCTCGGTGAGAAGCTGTCCGGCGGTGGTCGCACGTTCAACGTGCCGTTCTGGAAAGATCTGGACGACACCGAGAGTGATGTCGCCTCTGACGATCCCGCATCGGACGCTGTCCCTGCGAAGATCGGCTCTGCGCAGGACATCGCGCGCCGTCAGATCCGCACACGCGGTTGGTCTTCTGCCCGTCTCGTTCGCGAGCTTGCAGGCGACGATCCCATGAAGGCGATCTCCGGTCGTGTGTCCGACTACTGGGCCCGCCAGTTCGATGATATCGCCATCGCATCCGTGCGCGGCGTGATCGCTGACAACGTCGCCAACGACAGCGGCGACATGGTCAACGACATCGCGACTGACAGTGCGTCTGCTGAAACTGCTGCCGAATGGGTATCCGCTGAAGCAGTGATGGATGCGGCTCAGACCCTCGGCGACAAGAAGTCCGACCTGAAGCTGATCGTGATGCACTCTGTGGTCCAGACACGTCTGGCGAAGCTCGACCTGATCGACTTCCGCCCAGATAGCTCTGGTACGTCGTTTGTGCCTCACTACCTCGACTACCGTGTCCACGCTTCGGACAAGGTTCCTGCCGTCGCTGGCTCGAACCGCGTGACCTACCACACCTACCTCTTCGGTGAAGGTGCATTGGGTTGGGCTGAAAGCCCTGTCGAGCGTCCCGTGTCGGTTGATACGGACGAAAGTGCTGCCGATGGTATGGGTGTGGACGAGCTCTGGACACGTCGCCAGATCTGTATCCACCCCTACGGGATCAAGTTCACCGACGCTTCGGTGGCCGCTGAGTTCCCAACCAACACAGAACTGCGGACTGCCGCGAACTGGGACCGCGTGTACCCAGAGCGCAAGCAGATCCCGATCGCTGTGCTCAAAACCAACGGCTAATCCTGTTGGTCGCACTGGGCGGTTCGCCGCCCAGTGCCTCTGATACCGCTCTCGCAATTCCGCCTGAGCAAACAAAAGGAGAGAGCCATGAGCTTTCGCAATTTCGTAACTGACATGGACCCCAATGACTTCTGTGAGTTCGTGGACGACTTCCACGGCTACACAGCCACTGACTGGGTCATCACGACAACCGAAGCCGGAACAGGTTCTGCAACCGAGGTCGTCCAAGACGAAAGTTTTGGTGTCCTCAAGCTGACCAATGCCGCTGGCGACAACGACAACGACTTCTTGCAGCTTGCCAAAGAGACCGTGAAGTTCGTAGCAGGCAAGCGCCTCTACTTCGGCGCGCGCTTCAAGGTGCTGGAAGCCATCCAGTGTGACTGGGTCATGGGTCTTCAAATCCGCGACACGTCACCGCTGGCCGTGACTGACGGTGTGTGGTTCGGCTCAGACGACGGGGACGCCTTGATCGACTTCCACGTCGCCAAGGACAGCACGCAGACTGACGTCGTTGACGTGGGCACCATGCCTGCCGACACATACCAGACGTTGGAGCTCTACTACGACGGATCGACTGCAGGACGCATTCAGATCATCGTCAA